CTAGCGAGGTCCCGCATGAGCCTTTGGTCCCGCATCTTCGGCGCGCGCGAGCAAAAAGCCGGGACGATCGAGGATTGGTTCGCCGAATTTGGCTGGCCGAACCGGAGCGCCGGCGGCCTGTCGGTGAATCAGGTCACGGCGATGCAAGTGTCGACCGTGATGAGCTGCGTGTCGATCCTCTCGGAGGACGTGGCAAAACTGCCGGTGCACGTTTACCGGCGCCAGGACAACGGCGGCAAGAAAATCATTCTCGATCACCCGATCGAGACCTTGCTCCAGCGGCCGAACGACTATCAGAGCAAGTTCGAATTCTTCGAGCAGATGATGTGCTCACTCCTTCTGAGGGGGAACGCATACGCGCCGATCATCCGCGACGGCAGGGGTCGTCCAATTGGGTTGATCCCGGTGAACCCGGATCGCGTCTGGATCTACGAAGCGCCGGACGGCTCGATTTTCTACATGACCGCCCGTCGTGGGCCTCACGATATCGCGGTGCTGAAAAGCCTGCCGCTGATGATCCCCGCGGAAGACATGCTGCACCTCCGCTGGCTGGCGATGGACAACAGCCTGTGGGGCATATCGCGGATCGGGTTGGCTCGGGAATCGATCGCGCTGGCTATCTCGCAACAGGAACTCTCGGCCCGGCTCTCCGGCAACAACACCAATCTGGGCGGGGTTCTCCAGACCGACCAGAAGCTCAACGATCAGGTGATCGAGCGGCTGCGGCGGAACTGGAAAGAGCGCTACAGCGGCTTGCGAAACGCCGGCGAGACGGCGGTCCTCGAGCAGGGCTTGAAATGGCAGCCCTTGGGAATGACGGCGCAGGACGCCGAGTTCCTGGCGAGCCGAAATTTCCAGGTCCTGGAGATTTGCCGGCTGTTTCGGATGCCGCCGCACAAAGTTGGCGTCACGGAACGGATGGCCGGCGCCCAGCTTGAACAGTTGGACCAGGACTACATGAACAACACCGTCTCGAGCTACCTCGAGCGGATCGAAAACAAGGTCTCGCAGCAATTCGGCTTGGCCGAGGAAGGCGTCTTCATCGAGTTCGACGTCTCCCGCTTCCTCCGGGCTTCGATGCAAACCCGGCTCAATGCCTTGGGCACGGGCGTCGTCCGAATGATCTACACGCCGAACGAAGCGCGCCGGGCCGAAGGGCTGCCGGATGTCGAGGGTGGGGACGTGCTCTACCAGCCGGTCAATGTCGCGCCCATCGGGTTTGTCCCTGCGGCTGGAACGGAATCCGGTCCCGGCAGCGACGCCACCGGCCTGCCGGCAGAGGGCGGCCGCGGCGATCCCGCTGCCCCGGATGCGCCGGGCGGCGCCGAGACGCCCGGAAGCCCCGAAAGCTAATTCGGAGATTTCCATGACGAAACTCCTGACCATCGACGATTTCCGCGCTTCGGCCAAGGGCAACGCCCGGCCCGAAGGCGCCGTGATGTGCCTCGCCACCAGCGATCCCCAGGACGTCGCAGGTGATGCCAGGACGCTCCGGTTCGTCTTCTCCGATGGATCGGTGGACCGCGCCGGCGACACGATCGACGCCGATGGCTGGGAAACCGACAATTTCCTGAAGAACCCGGTGGCCCTGTGGGCGCACGATTCCTTCAGCCCGCCGATCGGCCGCGCGAAAAACATCGGTCCCGCCGGCGGGAAGCTCTACGGCGATATCGAGTTCATGCCGCCCGAGGTTTCGAGCTTCGCGGACTCGATCTTCCGCATGGTTAAGGGCGGCTTCATCAAAGCCGTCTCCGTTGGGTTCATGCCGCTCGAATGGACCTTCGTCAACGACAAGGACCGCCCCTACGGCATCGATTTCAAGCGGCAGGAACTGTTGGAAATCTCGGTCTGCCCGGTGCCGTGCAACGCCAATGCACTCCTGGAAGCGCGGTCCAAGGGCATCGACACCAAGCCCATTCTCGAATGGGCGGAAAAGCTGCTCGACGCGCCCAAAGGTTCCGTGTGGGTGCCGCGCGCGCTGCTCGAGGAAACCTTCCGCCAGGCAAAAACGCCGCGGACGGTCCGGCAGAAATATCTCAGCAAGGCCGAGGACTGGAAATGCGGCGCCGCCCGCGATCTCCCGATCGACGACAGCGATTCCTGGGATGGCGCCGCGGCTGAAGCGTCGATCTTCGAACATGCCGGCGGCGAAAATTTCGATCCGGCGAAGGCACGTCCTGGGTTCCTGATCTATGACGCTTCTGCCCCGAAATTGCGCGGTTCCTACAAGGAACCCTTCGCGCATGTCGTTGACGGCGTTCTGAAGGCCGTCAAGGGCGGCATCCGCGCCGCGGCCTCGCGCCTGCCGGCGACCGACGCCTCCCAGTCGGCCAAGGACGAGGCCAAGGCCGTCATCGACCACTACGAATCCCGGATGAAGGACGGCAAGGCGATGGACGAAATCGGCGATGAAGCGGTCGTGCCGGTCGGCAATTGCGGCCGCTCCGAAGACATGGAATGCGGCATGAAGGACCCGGCCGAGTGCGCCATCCACGCCCCGAAGGACAAGGCCAAGCGCCTGAAAGCTGGCCGGCGCGTCTCGCAACAGAACGCCGATCACCTGAACAAGGCGATGGAGCACATCAAGAGCGTCCTCGACTCCAATGCCGATGACGAGCCGGATGACGACGACCAACCCGACCCGGCGGACAATGAAAATGGCGGCGTCGACGACCCGCACGAGTTCCGCTCGGTACGCGATCGGGCGAAGCAAACGCTCGACGCCGCGCGCGCCGCGCAAGCGAACGATCTGACGATCTGAAATTCCGGCGCAAGCCGGTAGAGGGACCGCCTTCGGGCGGTTCCTGGTGCTGCCCAATCCGCCCTTGGGCAAGGCGACCACGCAACGCCGGACGGCGTCGCTCTCCCTCAGATGGAGCCTTTTCATGGACAATCTCGCCGCGCTGAAGGCGGAGCGCGCTATCGCCGCCGATAAATTGCAGGTTCTGGCCGAGGCGCCGGCCGACAAGTTCGACGAAAAAGCCGTCGAAGCCGCCGAACAAACCGTCAAGGGCCTCAACACCCGCATCGCCGCGATCGAGAAATCGCGTGCGTTGCAGGCTTCTCTCGCGGTCCCGACGAAGGGCCAGCCGAACGCCGACAAGCTGCCGGCGCAGCCGAAGAAATTCTATTCGAAGCTCAAGGCCTTCACCGGCCCCGACGCCGAGGACAAGGCCTACCGCACCGGCCAGTTCATCAAGGCGACGATGTTCGGCAACGACTCCGCGATGGAGTGGTGCAAGGAACAGGGCGTCATTCTGGAAAAGGCGCAAGGCGAGGGCGTGAACAGCTCTGGCGGCGTCCTGGTGCCGGAAGAAATGCTGGCGGCGATCATCGTCCTCCGCGAAACCTATGGCGTGTTCCGCAAGGAATGCCGTGTGGTGCCGATGTCGCGCGACACGCTGAACTGGCCGCGCCGCACCGGCGGTCTCACCGCCTATTTCGTCGGCGAAAATCAGGCGCTGACGGAATCGAACGTGGCGTTCGACAACGTCAACCTCACGGCGAAGAAGCTGGCGACGTTGACCAAGCTGTCGACCGAAATCGCCGAGGACGCGGTGGTCAACATCGCGGACTTCGTGGTGAACGAAGTCGCCTACGCCTTCTCGTCGAAGGAAGACGATTGCGGCTTCAACGGCGACGGCACCTCGACCTATGGCGGCATGCGTGGCCTGACCACCCTTGCGGTGGACGGCAACCACAATTCCGGCAAGTACGTCGCGGCGTCTGGCCACGTCACCTTCGCGACCCTCGACCAGACCGACCTCACCGGCCTGATGGGCCTCCTTCCGCAGTACGCTTTGCCCAATGCGAAATTCTACGTTTCGCAGACCGGCTTCGCGACCTGTTTCGAGCGCCTGATCGCGACCGCCGGCGGCAACCGCATCGACACCTTGGACGGGTCGATCGTCTACCGCTACCTCGGCTTCCCGATCGTCATCTCGCAGAAACTGCCGCTGGTGACGACCACCCTCGCCAACAAGGCGATGCTGTTCTTCGGCGATCTGACCCTCGCGGCTGCGATGGGCGAGCGCCGCGGCGTCACCATCCGCCGGCTCGACGAGCGGTTCGCCGATTCCGATCAGATCGGGATCATGGGCACCGAGCGGTTCGACATCAACGTTCACGACATGGGCGACAACACCACCGCCGGCCCGCTCGTGAGCTTGGTCGCTCCGGCGTCGTAATCCCATCAGCCAACGAGAGACGCGCGGCAAACACGCGCGTCTCTCAGGTCTTCACCCTCTTTGGGCCCGGCGCTGCCGGAAGGAGAATCATCATGCTGCCCAACGGTAAACTTTTGCTCGACGCCAATACCGGCCTGGTCTCTGGCACCAACGGCCAGACCGTGACCTCGGCCAACATCGACACGCTCGGCCTCGACTTTGTCGAGATCGACATTTCGGCGACCACGCAGTCGGCCTCGACGCAGGCCGGCTCGCCGTCGACGCTGAAAATCCAGGAAAGCGACACCACCGTCGTCACGAGCTTCGTCGATGTCGTCGGTTTCCGCGGCGGCTCCGCTTTGTCGACCAGTGTCGACTTCGTGGTCGGCATCGGCAAGACCAGCGGCGCCAACGCGTACAAGTTCCGCGTCGATTGCCGTCCGCGCAAGCGCTACCTCAACGTCGTGGCCACCCCGACGACCACGCAGACCTTCTATGTTTCGGCCAACGGCTTCCGCAACGAGCAACTGCCCGTGACGGCGGCGAAGGCCGGCGTGCTCTCGCTGGTCGAAGGCTAATTCCCGATCCGGCCCGACAGCCGGACGTGATCGGCCGATAGGCGGGCGAGGGTGTCGGCCCTCGCCCGCTGCTCTCCCGACAGAGAGGACACATGGAAGCGATGCAATCGCTCGACCAGCCGCGCATGACGTGGCGGCCAGGGCTACGCCTTGAGAATTACCGCGCAATATGGCGCGGCTCCGACATTGGCCTGACGATGATGCAATTCCACATCGTCGACGCGCTCAACCGACGGCGTGGGGAATTTCTCACCTACCACGAGATTTACGGCCATATCCGACCGACCGGATTTGTCGCCGGCGACAACGGCGACGTGCGAATCGCGGTGCGCCAGCATATGCGGCGCATCCGCCAGAAATTCGTGGCAATCGACCCCGCCTTCGACCGCATCGAGAATATGGCGGCGTGCGGGTATCGGTGGCGCGCATGACGGTGAAGCTCGATCTCGGCGCCGGCAAGGTCTCGCCCGAGGGCTTTAAGCCGATGGGCCACGACCACGGCTCGGAAATCTTCCCGCTGCCCTACGCTGATGAAAGTGTCGACGAGATCAGGGCGAGCCATTGCCTCGAACATTTTCCGCACGGGCAGCTTGAAGCGGTCATCAAGGATTGGGTCCGGGCGCTGAAGAAGGGCGGCCGGCTCCGAATCGCGGTGCCCGATTTCAAGACCATCGCGGAAAACTACCTCTCGGGTCAGGACCACCCGCACGAACACTTCCTGATGGGAAGTCAGATCGACCGGAACGACTTTCACAAGTCGATCTTCGACCGGGACCGGTTGAGGCATCTATTCGCCGCGGCCGGCCTTGTCATCGTGCGGCCTTGGGTTTCGGAAATCGACGACTGCGCCGCCTATCCGATCTCGCTCAACCTCGAGGGCTACAAGCCCTTCATGCCCGAGATCAAGGTGTCCGGCGCGATGAGCGTCCCGCGCCTCGGCTTCATGGACAACATGTTCTGCGCGATGGAAGCGGTGATCCCGTGCCAGGTCAAATTCCGCAAGCACGGCGGGGCGTTTTGGGGTCAGTCGCTCACCAAGGTCTTCGAGCGCATCCTCACCGAAGACGACGCCGACGCTATCCTGACGGTCGACTACGATTCGATCTTCCTGCCGAAGCATCTTGCCCACCTGATGCAATTGATGATGCTCCATCCCGAGGTGGACGCTCTGGCGCCGATCCAATCCTCACGCCACCTCTCGACGGCGCTGTTCACGGTTCACGACGCCGATGGAAAGAACGCAGCGCAGGTTCAGCGCTCAGAATTCGACGGCGATCTCCTGAAGGTGCCGACCGCGCATTTCGGCTTGACGCTGATCCGCACGGAAAAGCTCCGGGCGCTCCCGAAGCCCTGGTTTCATTCCACCCCATCCCCCGCAGGCGATTGGAACGAAGGCCACGTCGACGAGGATATCGAGTTCTGGCGCAAGTGGGAGAACGCGGGAAATTCGCTCTATCTCGCGAATCGCGTCGCCATCGGCCACGCCGAACTGATGGTGCGGTGGCCCGACGAAAATATGACGGTCACCTTCCAGTCGATGACCGACTTCCAGCAAAAGGGCGTTCCCGACGAGGTGTGGAAATGATGGCCGCAGACAAAGACTATGGCGTGCGCGTGATCACGGCCTACGAGGACAAGGTCGTGGGCCAGGTGATCTATCCGCCGGGGATGCTGCGCGACGTGCTGGTGCAGCGCCGCTTTGTCGAGCGCATCAAGCCGGTCGAGGAAAAGCGCCGCGCCGCCAAGACCGCTCGGGGCTAACCTCCGATGGCCGGGGTGCGCTACGCGATCACGACGGTGGTGACGCCGCCGACGTCAAGCGACCTGACGACGCTCGAAAACGTCAAGGCCGAGTTGTCGATCAGCGGAAATTCCGAAGACACCTGGTTTGGGATGGCGATCAGCCAAATCTCCCAGGCCATCTCGAATTACTGCAACCGCGTGTTCGGGCTCGCGACCTACAAGGACGTGTTTCGTCTCCGTCGCGATGGGCGGGGTCTCGATCCCCTGGTGCTCAATCGCTTTCCGCTGGTCGCGATCGCCTCGATTGTCGAAACCATCGACGGCGTCGATCAAACCCCCTTGGTCGAGGGCACCGACTACGAGGTCAACGCCTCGACGAGCGAGATTTACCGCCTCGACGAAAACGGCAATCCGCGAAACTGGTTTGCGTCCCTGATCACGATCCAATATCAGGCCGGGTGGGCGTTGCCGAACGACACCGATCCGACAATGCCGGCGGATATTGAGCAGGCGGCGCTCAAATTGCTGACGGCGCGCTATCGCTCCAAGGGCCGCGATCCGATGCTGAAGGCCGAGGGCGATCCCGGTGTCGGCCAGCAGCAATATTGGGTGGGCACGGCAAGCGGCCAGACGGGGCTTTTCCCCGACGATGTTTGCGGCATCCTCGACAATTATCGCGTCCCCACGACCTGATGGACATTCAATATGCAATCGAGGGCGACCGCGTTGCGGGCCTTCGGTTCGAACAGTTTCCGCAAAGACTGAGGGCGCGGCTCGAAGCGGCAATCCAGGAACTGACCGAGCGGCTTTATGCCAGAGTGATCGGGGCCGAGCCGGATCGAACCGGAAAGCTGATCGGCGATACCGTCGAGGTCTTCCGCGAGGGCGACAATTACATTTCCGGCCGCGTGCGGATCACGTCCGATTTTGGCAAGGCGGCGGCTCTCGAATATGGCGCGCACAACCCGACCAAAGTCCGCGCTCATGAAATGAGCCTCAACCATTTCTGGCGCCGGGCCGTGGCGCCGAGAATGGTGATGGTCGGTGCCTATACCAGAACGCCGAACATCGCCGAGCGGCGGTTTCTGCGCGGCAGCCTTGAGGCGATGCGGCCTGAAATCGAAGCCGAGTTGCAGGCCGCAATCGCTGAGGCGCAGGCAGAGACATGAGCGCTCCGAACTACGAAGCGATCTGCAACGCGGTGCTCGATCTCTGCAACAACGCCGCCGAGTTTCAGACCAGCGGCCGCCGGTTGATGCTTTGGGGCGCAGTCAAGGAGCTGCCCGCCGTTTTCGTCCGCCACACCGACGATGAATATGAGCCGCGTAGCGCGCAGGCCCTCCCGCCCAAGATCGTCATGGCGTTGGAGATTTGGATTTACTCCGACGCCGGCCAGGACCCGAACGCGACACCGGATACCGGCCTCAACACGCTGATCAACGCCATCGAGGCGCAGTTCGTGCCGACCGGGGCCGATCTGGCCTTGGGCAACAAGCAAACCCTGGGCGGCTTGGTCAATCGCTGCTGGATCGAAGGCAGAATCGAGCGCGATCCCGGCGATTTGGACAAGAAGGCCAAGGCCATCATCCCGCTGAAAATTCTGATCTGAGGGACATCATGGAAAAAGACACGGCTCCCGCCGTCAAACCGGCGAAGGACACCGACGCGATCATCGAAGCGTGGTTCCGCGATCATTTCGCCGGCGGCGCCAGCATCGTCCGCGACGCAACCGACTGGAATTATCTGATGGCCGCGAAGGCCGATCTGAAACAGCGCCTCGCCTGACCTTCTGCCCAAACGCCGCCTGGGCAACGGCACCAGCGCCGTCGTGAGACGCCGCACTCCATCTCGAAAGGACGCCCACCATGTATCAATTCGGCTCGGGTGTGCTGCTTGGTTTCCGGTCGGATATCGCCAACGGCACGCCGCTCAACTTTGGAATGGTGCAAGAGGTCACGCTCGACCAGAGCTTCACGTCGAAGGAGCTCTACGGCCAGAATTCGTTCGCGCTCGCGGTCGCGAGAGGAACGGCCAAGTTCACCGGCAAGGCCAAGCTGGCGCGCATCTCGGGCCTCGTGTTTTCGAGCATCTTCTACGGCCAGAACATCGCGAGCGGCCGGAAGGCGACGATCTACGGCGAGGCTGGCTCCGTTCCCGGTTCCTCGACCTACACCATCACCGTCGCGCAATCGGCGACATTCGACACCGATTACGGCGTGGTCTATGCCGCGACCGGGCTGCCGTTCACCAAGGTCGCCTCGGCTCCGGCGGCCGGACAATACAGCGTTTCGGCCGGCGTCTACACATTCGCCTCGGGCGATGCCAGCGCCAACGTGCTGATCTCCTATACCTACACGGTCTCGGGATCGGGCGAGAAACTGGTGGTGGCGAATCCCTTGCTCGGCGCCCAGCCGACCTTCCAATGCCGGCTCTACGGCAAGGACCCGACCAACGGCAACGAGTGCAGCGTCACGCTCTACCAGTGCGTGGCGACCAAGCTGTCGTTCGGCACCAAGCTGGAAGATTTCGTCATTCCCGAACTCGATTTTTCGGTCCAGCAAAATGCCGCCGGCAACGTCATGGAGTGGGACTGGCAGGAAGCGTCCTAACGCATGGCGGAATCGATCACGATCAAGCTGGGCGGCCGCGATTTTATCGTGCGGCCGCTCACTTTCCGCCAACTCCGCGAGATCGAGGCGGCGATCGATGCCTCGACCAAGGCAGGCGCGGTGTCAGTCGAATTCGACGCCCAGGTCGATATCATTGCCGCGGCGCTGTCGCGGTGCGAACCGCCCATGACGCGCGAGCAGGTGCTCGATCTTGAGGTGACGAAGCCCCAGGTCGGTATGGCCATGAGGGCCATCCTGAAGGCGTCGGGTTATCTCGAGGGAGACCAAAAACCGGGGGAAGCACCGGCGGGGAGCGAATAACCCTTCGCGAATTTCTTGACGATGCGGAAGGACGCCTGGCCACGGACTGCGGGTATGGGCCTTCCGAGATCGACGAGATGACGCTGCCCCGCTATCGACGATTGGTCGAACACTGGAATCGCTTTCCGCCGGTCAGAGTTCTGGTTGCCGGGGCCATCGGCTTCAAGCCGAACCAGCCCAAGGCAAAAGAGGAATCGCTGCCGCTCGGCATGCTGGCTTCCCAACCCGGCGTCGTGATGAAGAAGCGGAAAAAGCCTATTTCGGAGGCGACGTGAAAACGACGGTCCGGTCGTTCTTGAAGGCGGCCGAGACGCCGCCGGCAAACGCCATCGCTTCGCTATAGGTGTTTTCGCTGACCATCAGCGGCCTGCCGTACTCGGCGAGGACCGCGCATTTGCTGGAACCGAGGCCGACGCCGTTGGTGTCTACCATCGTCCAGTCCGCATCCGTCATGGCGCCGCGGCGCGTCAATTCCTGCCGGATGACCGCCCGGCTCACCGGACCCTGACCGATCACCAGGGCGAGCGCGCCATAGGTCTGGCACAGATCGTCAGTCGGCGTCGCGCGCGCTTGTTCCGGGGTCATCGCGTTGAAGGCCGGCGCGGAACAGGCGCAAAGGCCCAAGGCCAAGACCGCAACCATCGCGTGTTTCATCGGCGGAGCATTTAATGGCTGATAGTCTCTCCGTCAAGATCACCGCCGACGTCACCGACCTCAACGCCAAACTGGCGTTGGCAAAGGCGGAACTCGCCGCCTTCAATTCCGAGACCCGCCAGCTTGCCCAACAGGCGCGCGCCGCTGGGGACGACGTTCGGGGCGGCCTGCTCACGAGCCTTGAGCAATCGGCCATCCGAGCGGCGGCGGCCAAGTCCGAGGTCAACACGCTTCGTTCTGCCTTGGGCGAATTCGGGGGCGCTTCCCGAGAGGCCGGTGCGGCCGCGGGGCAGATGCACGGCTCGATCTCGACGGCCACGAGGGAATTCCGCGCCCTGTTCGACGAAATCTCGTCGGGCCGCACACGGATGGCGCCCGGCACCATCGCCATTCTGGCGAGTCGGGTGTTTGGGATCGGCCCGGCCACCCTGGTCGCGATGGGCGGCATCGCGGGCCTGATCGGCGGTCTTGGTTATCTCGCCTACCGGGCGATGGAGAGCGCCGAGGCCCTCCGCACCCTGTCCGCCGCCGCGCTGTTCCAGAACGTCGACGTGTCGGGAACGCAGCTCCAGAAATACACCGACCAGCTCTCCAAGGTCGCGGATTTGAGCCGGGACGATTCGACCGAAGTCGTCCGCGCGTTCCTCACCATGAAGAACGCCACCGCGCCCCTGATCCAGGAGATGATCGACCAACTGACGCCCTACATCGCGGCCACCGGCGACAAGGCCCCGGAAGCGGCGAAGAAGCTGGCCGAGGCGTTCGGCGATCCGCTGGCGAACGGTCTCAAATTCCTCGAAACCATGAACGCCAGCCGGCAGGCGATTCAGCAATTCGACGCCGCCGCGCAACGGGGTGACGTGGTTGGCGCGCTCACCGTCATGCTGGAAACCCTGGCGGAACGCACCGAGCGGGTCGAGAAGGTTACGGGCGCCTCGACGAAGGCTCAAGCCGAAGCCGTGACCGAACTCAATGCGCTGATGGGCGCTGAGATGGGCGCCGCCGGCGCGGCCGATCAGCTCGGTAGTGCTCTCGGCAAGATCGACGCCGGCCGCATCAAGAAGGCCGCCGAGGACATGGCGGCGGCCCTGAAGGCGGCGTCGACTCAAGTTACTGCGAAGCCGGTCGGGCAGCCCCTCGACCAGGTGGAATTGTCGATCCAGCAGAAAAAGCTCGAAATGGAGCAGGCCGGGGCGACCAACGCCGAGATATTGGCGATGGAAGCCGAGTTCTGGCAGCGCCGGGCCGCGGTTGGCGATTTGGCGGGGAAAGACCTGGCGCGGGTCGAACTGTCGGCGGGACGGGCGCGGCTCTCCGCCGCCAAGGCGACCGGCGAGCAGTTGATCGAGGACGCGCACAATCAAATCGCGCAGATCAACGCCGACACGCTCAAGGGCGAAGTGGCCCGTCAGGTCCAAACCGTCCAGGTCTGGCAGAAAATGCTCGGCGATCAGCGATTGAACGCCGAGCAGCGCAAACAGGTCGAGCGGGACTATAATCTTGCTGTCGCTTCGCTTCGCAGCGAGGAAGCACAAGACCATATGCGCCAGCTACAGGCGCAGGTCGCGGCGACCCGGGCCGGCACCACGCAGCGCATGGCGGCGATCATGGCGGAAGTATCGTTCGCCCGCTCCGCCTACGGCCAGCAATCCGCCGCCTTCATCGAGGCGGACAAGCAGCGCCTTGAGGAAATCCGCGTCGAGCGCGAGCAGGAAGCGGCGATCGAGGCGAAGCACACCGAGGACTATATCAGCCAGCTCAATCGCCAGCTCGCGTCGGCGATCAAGCATTTCCAGTCGCTCTACAAGGAGCGCGCGGTCAGCGTCCAGGACCAGATCAGGATCGAAAGCATCCTGACGCAAGCGGTCTATACCGAGGAACTTCGCCGTCTCAATGCGCTGCTCCAAAACGACAACCTGTCGCTTCAGGAACGGCAGCGGATCGAAGATCAGATCGTCGCGCTGAAACAGCATTCGACCGATGCCCAGGTCGCGATCAACGATCGCGGCAACGACGAAATGCTCGCCCAGGACCGGAAGCTGCAACAGGAATTGCGGCAGGTTTTCGAGCCGTTCAGCCAGTTCTTCGATACAACCCTATCGGCGATGCTCGACCGATCGCGCAACTGGTCGCAAGAGGTCCAACGAGCGTTCGCGCAACTGGTCTCGAAGCTGATCAGCGAAATCGCCGAGCTGGCGCTTCACTGGGCGGCTTTTCAGCTTGCGACCTCGGCGAATTTCCCGCAGCTCGCTGGCGCCATCGGCAACCCGTTCGGCGCGCAGGCGGGCGGCCTCGGCGGGCTCATTGGCCAGCTATTCAACAGCGGCAGCCAAAACACCGCGAATGCCGCGATGCTGCAAGCCGGCACCGCGCTAAATTTCTCGGCCGAACAATTGACGCAAGCGGCCTTCGCTCTTCAATCGGCTGCGGCGTCGAGCAGCGCCAGCGGCGGCGGTGGCATTCTCGGCAGCCTCGGCAGTCTGTTCGGACTGGCTGGCGCGGGCGGCGATGGCGGTGCCGCGGCGGGCGCGGCCGATTTCCTCCTGGCGGCGTTCGACACCGGGTCGTGGGAAATCCCGCAGGACATGCCCGCCTATATCCACAAGGGCGAGATGGTCGTCCCGGCCTCTGTCGCCGGCGCCTTCCGCAACATGCTCCCGCGGTTCGAGGTCGGCGCCTGGAACGTCTCCGGCATGATGCCGGCGATGCTCGATCCCGGCGAGATGGTTCTCCCCGCGCCCTTCGCGAGCGCCTTCCGGTCGGCCGTGGGCGGCGACAGTTCCGGTGCTGGTGAGTCTCATTTCCATCTCCATTTCGCGCCGCAGCTTCTCGACGGCCGCGACCTCTCCCGTCTGGTGAACGATCCGCACTTCGTCGACACGATCTCGAAGGCCGGCCGCAAGGCTCTCCGCAACTTCCATCCGTCCGCGCGATAGAGGCGGTGATGAATGAGCACGGCTGTTCTCCCATCGCTTCCGGGTCTCGCATGGCCGGTCGAGGTCACGCCGGAATTTTCGACCATCGTGCGGAAGGCGCTCGCGGGACAGGAAACGCGCGTCGCGCTCCGTCCCTATCCGCTCAAAAAGTGGAAGCTGAAATGGGACGTGCTGCGTCAGGGGACGGTCGGCGGTAGCGCATATACCGAACTTCAACAACTCTTCGGCTTTTTCAACGCGCGTCAGGGCCAGTTCGACAGCTTCCTCTTCGAGGACACCTTCACCCCGGACAATCAGGTTACGGGGCAGGCGATTGGAACCGGCGACGGGTCCACGCTGACGTTCCAGCTCTACCGCACCTTCGGCGGCTTTGCCGAGCAAATCCTCGCGCCAAACCTCGGCCAGACGGTCAACGTCTATGTGAACGGGGTTCTGCAATCGGGATCGAATTATTCCGTGGGCGCGTGGGGAAGTTCCACGCCGGGGATTGTCACTTTCGGCGCTGGGCATGCGCCCGGCAACGGCCTCGCCGTCACGGCGGACTTTTACTTCTACTGGCCCGTCCGGTTCAACGCCGACACCTGCTCATTCTCGGAATTCATGTCGACGCTGACGAGCGTCGATTCGCTTGAGTTGCAGCAGGTGTTGAATTGATCTCGGTGTCGGGGCCGCTGCTCGCTCTGCTGAAGTCGGGTCAATACAAGCGCGCCGATCTCTACGACGTCGAGTTGATCAACGGAACGACGCTTCATTGGAGCACGTGGGACCTCCCGGTCACGACCGGCGGAAATACCTACTCGTCCTCTGGTGTGAACATCACCCGCGACAAGTGGAGCATCAAAATCGGATTGGAGGTCTCGACCTTCAACGTGACGGTCGGGGTCGATCCCAACAACGAACCCACGGTCAACGGCGTTCCCTTGCGCCAAGCCGCGAGGGCTGGGCTGTTCGATTACGCCAAGGTCACGATGTCGTGGGCGTATTTCGATGCCTCGAACAGTTTGATCGGGACGATCCCGCGCCTCTTCGGTCACGTTGGCGCCGCGATATTCGACCGTGTTGGCATGAAGCTGCCGGTCAATTCGATCCTGAAACAGCTCGACATGCAAATTCCGTGGAAGCTGTTCGGCCCGACCTGCCCGTGGATTTTGGGCGA